AGAGATGCGGGCGCAGATTGCACAGGAGCGTATCTATCGCCTGGAGCGCGAGTTACGCGAACTCAAAATGATGGCGGAGAAGATGTAGACATCTAGTTTTCTGTATGGTAAGTAGTCGGACTATCGTCCATTACAGGAGCCTATATGCTGGCCTTTATATGCGAACTACCAGAACGGTCGAAACACAATCATATCCTTTGGTTGTGTCGATGCGATTGCGGACAAGAAGAAGTATTTGCAGCTACTAGAGTGAGGAACGGAAGTCCAAGCAAATGTAAGAAATGCAGGGCTAAGGGCGTTGGCCAAAAGATAAAAACTCATGGGATGAGATTTACGCCGGAATATCGAATTTGGTCTGGAATGAAACAACGATGCAAAAAAGGTAAACCCAGAGAACAAAAAAGTTACCGTAAAAAAGGAATTTTTGTTTATAAAGATTGGGAAAATAGTTTTGAAAAATTTTATCAAGCCGTAGGAAAGCGGCCATCTAAAGAGCATTCCCTTGACAGAATAGACAACTCGAAAGGGTATATGCCAGGCAATGTTCGATGGGCCACGCGAACTGAACAGCAACGAAACAAAGATACGACTGTTTTTGTCACTGATGGCATTAACAAATTTCATATTTTGGATGTTGCCAAAAAATTAGGAATTACAAAGGGCGCTGCCCATTTAAGACTTAAAAGAGGAAAATTGTATGGCTTTACAAAGATCTGAGGAATGGTTTCAAGAAAAATTAGGCAAGGTGACGGCGAGCCGCATGGCGGATGTCGTCGCCAAGACCGCGAAAGGATACGGCGCTTCACGCGCTAATTACATGGCCGAATTGGTGGTTGAAAGGCTCACGGGTAAACCCACCGAAGGGTTTAGCAATGCAGCGATGCAATGGGGGACGGATCAGGAACCGTTTGCCCGTGATGCCTATTCTGCGAAGACGGGCGAGTTGGTGACGGAGGTGGGTTTTTTGAACCACTTGCGTATCCCGATGGCAGGCGCCTCGCCTGATGGGATCGTCGGAGCGGGCCTCGTCGAAATCAAGTGCCCGAACACGGCGAGCCACATCGAGTACCTAATGAGTAAAGAACCGCCGCAGAAGTATTACTACCAGATGCAGTGGCAGATGGCTTGCGCGATGGCGGAGTTTTGCGATTGGGTTTCGTATGACCCGCGTATGCCGCAAGAGTTGCAGCTTCTCATCGTTCGCATTTACCGCGACGAGGACTGCATCAAGATGCTTGAAGCAGAAGTTGAGACGTTTTTGGAAGAGTTAGACGCAAAGGTTAAGGCATTGAAGGAGATGAAACTGTGAACAAGAAGTACGAACAGAAACCGAACACCGCGACCGTCTTCGTGAACGACGACAAGCGGCCCGACCAGGTGATGAAGAAACCGGACGGCACCGAGTGGATTCGCAAGGACGCGGATTTCAAGGGTAGCGGCTTGATTGATGGCAAGATGTATTGGGTCGATATGCACCGCAAGGTGAGCAAGAAAAACGAAGAGTATTATTCAATTAAGCTCAAGCCGAAGGGTCAGCCGCCTGCTGTTGCGAAGGCGGCGAACAGCGGCCTGACTGAAGATAACTGGGCGACCTTCAAAGACGATGACATCAACTTTTAAGGTGAGCCATGACGCAAACAGAAATCAATTTTGATTTGCAGCTTGGCCGTATCCTGCGCGACAAGGGCATGGATCAGGTCAGCGAAAGCGCAGGCGAGTGGAAAGACGCTGCAGGTCAGATGACCGATGAGTGGATTGAAAAGGTCAGAACCGGCGTCGAATTTATAGGCGAGGACATTCGCCTAGATTTGCAGGTCGCAGGATTACCTTTGCCGCATCACCACAATGCCTGGAGTGCCGTCATCGGTGGCCGGATTCGCAGATGGCTGAAGTCGGGCCGCATCGAGGTCGCGGGTTGGGCGCAGGGCTGCGACCCGAAAGCGCACGCACGGCGTATGGTCTCGTATCGGAAGGTAGGTTAGGCATGAAAGAGAAAGTCTGTCCGTATGTGCAGGGCGACATCACGCACTGGTGCCTGCTCGCTGAGAAGGGTCAGCCCCTAACAAATGAGAAGATTGATTTCAAGATCGGCACGCTCGGCGAAGAGTGGACGCCGACGGAAGTGGCGGCTTTTTATGCAGGGGTGCGGTGGGCTGAGAGAGTCCACGGCGTGACAGGTTAAAAAAAACCCGGCAGGCGGGGTATGCTCTGCCGGGTAATCGATCTCTAGGGTGAACGATGCAAACCGAAGATAGCACGGCGGCGGCGGATATATCAAACCTTCCGCCCGAGGATTGGTTTAAGCGTTTCGTGTACGTCAGCGAGGGGGATTACTACTTCGATGTCGTCGAGCGACAGGAATATGGCCGCGCCTCGTTTAACGCCATCTACCGGGGCGTGCCGCTTCAGAGCGTGCATAACAAGCAGCGCAGGGTAGAGGCGGCGACCTTCTTCGATGAGAACCGGGCGGCGCTTGGGTCGAGGCTGCTGACGGGCCTGACGTATGCCGCAGGCGAGTCGGTGCTGGTCGCCAAGGGCAACAGCGCCCACGCCAACAAATGGCGCGACCACAGGCCGAAAGGGGTGCCGGGTGATGTATCCCTTTGGATACACCACGCCGAGCGGATGCTGCCGAACCCTGTCGAGCGCGAACACGTTTTTAACGTGCTGGCGTATAAGCGCCAGAATCCGAAGCGCAAGATTAACCACGCCATCCTGCACGCGGGCGTGCCTGGGAGCGGTAAGGACACGCTCTACGCGCCTTTCCTGTACGCCATCGGCGGGCCGACCTTGGCGAACGTGGCGACCGCTCGCGCCGAAGAAGTCGCAGGCTCGTGGGGGTACTCGTTTGAGTCCGAGGTGATCGTGCTGAATGAACTACGGCAGGGCGCCACGCCTGACCGCCGGGCGCTGGAGAACGCGCTGAAGCCGATCATCGCTGCGCCGCCTGAAAACCTACTCGTAAACAAAAAGCAGACGCACCCGTATTACGTCGCCAACCGGGTTTTTGTGTTGGCGTTCAGTAATGAGCGGGCGGCGATTGTGATACCACCGACTGACAGACGCTGGTTCGTGGTGTGGTCGGATGCCGGGATGATGAACCCTGAGGACGCGCAGACGCTTTGGGACTGGTACAACGCAGGCGGCTTTGATCATGTGACGGCGTGGCTCGATGCCCGCGACGTGAGCGCGTTTAATCCGGGCGCCACCCCGATGATGACGGATGCGAAACTCGCGATGGTGGACTTGGGCCTCACGGGCGGCGAGGCGGCGATAGCAGACATGGCACGCCACCGAGAGGGGCCGTTTGTGCGAGGGGTGATCGGTGCGCCCTGGTCGGGTGTCATCGCTGAACTCTGCAAGGGAACGGCGAAGCCGATAGCACGGGATATGCTATTCGCGGCCATCGAGGCCGCAGGGTGGCGCGACGTGGGCCGTATCACGAGCCGGGAGCATAGTGCGCCGAAGCACGTTTACTGCGCCCCTGAACTCTTCGAGGCACCCCGGAGCCAATTGCGGAACATGGTAGAGGCGCCGCCCGGCTTGCACGTCGTGAAATAAAAAACCCCGGCGCGAGGCCGGGGCGTAAGTTAGTCGGTCAACAATTCAAGGATGACCGTCACCACCACGGCCACCAGTAGGGCCGTCACGGCTTGCCCTCCACGTCCTTGAGCAGCCTCGCTGCCAGATCGTCGTAGCCGAGCGCTTGCGCTGCCACACTCTGAAGCAGCCAGACCGTGCGGTCATGGCTAGAGCACGCTAGGATGCCCTCCAGCGCCCGCCTATAGCGTTCCTCGCGGGTCAGGCCACCCTCGCCGTGGTCTACCCATACCGGCTCCCAGAAGGCTTCCAATTCCTCCGGGCTGAAAAATCGGTGATCCGGGCGGCTCACCAGTACACCCCGTCGGTGCGTTTACGGGCCGAGCGCCAGTTAGGCGGCGGGACGTGGCGCCACCCTGGCACCCGTCCGAAGTAGTCCCGGAACCAGTTATAAAGACGGCCTAGCATCTTTGCTCCCTCCCAGTTCGTCTACCACGGCTTGCGCCAATTGCAGCCCGAAATCGGTCCCGCGTGAAAATACTTGGTCGGTGAATCGCTCGAACGCGTCGGAATCTAAAATGACTTCCGGCCCGTCGGTTTCATCGGGCACCACGAGCGCGCCGCAGTCCTCGGCAATTTTTAGCAGGGTGGATAGGTCAAGCGGGCGGACGATCATATGTCACCGTCATAGGCTTCGCGGACGGTAGCGTCGAGGTGATCTCGGTCCACTTGCGAAAGGGAATCTAGGTCCACTTCGGCGGCTCGAGCGAACCGGGACATGGTGGAGCCGTTGAACACGGCGTCCAATTCTACCCCGGCGACTTGCCACCCGTCCTCAGTGTATTCGACCAGAATCCGGGCTTCCCAGTCATTACCCATGAGCATGAGAATACGCGGCTCCAATTCATCTAAAAACCGATTGTTTTTTAGTTTCATACATCACCCATATTCGGCGGCCAATCGCCACCCCGTAGCGCACCCCGTGGGCGGGTGCGCTAAAGGCTAGCGATTACGCCAAAGCCGGGACGACGAAACCGGATGTGTCACGACGTGCGCGGCCCTTTGCCACTAAACCGACGACGACGCCACGACGGTCCAAAAAGCGCAAGTCTGATTCGTCACCGTTTACCACGTCGCGCCCCAGGAAGTACGCGGGAAGCGCTTTAGCGAATACGGCGGCGAAGTTTACGGCGCTACCGTAGAAGCGCACGGCACGCGCCACAATCGGCGCGAATTCATCGCGATGAGAGTAAGAAAACGTAAGATGATAATTCGGAATGCCCGCCACCCGCCGATTCGGCAATTTCGTGTAATCGTAGAATTGAAGCTCTGCGAATGCCTGGAACGGGTTTGCATATTCCACACCACGGCGCACGCACGGGACGTGTTCGAATCGAATGTCCGACGTGCCGTTTAATCGGACGACGAGCTTTTTGCGCTTGCGTGACGCGTAGCGCTTTGCCCGCTCGATCTCGCGCACTAACTGTGCCATGAACGCGGGACGGTCGTTCAAGTAAAGCGCCGTCCGCGCCAATCGTGCGCGTTGAATAGCGTTATCCGGTAGCGCCTCACCGTTCGCGGCCGTGAAAGTAGCGTTACCGGCGGCCATGCCACCACGTCCCGCCGTGTTAAGACATCCCGCCTTGCATCCCGCGATATCGGCCATGCCACACAATTCCGTTCCGCTGCTATCGGACGGCGCAAGGTAAAGGACGGCGGTAACGTATCCGCGTCGGCGTCCCTTGATCGTTTTCGGGTTTGCATCAATATTTAATAATTGCATAGGTCACCTATTGAGATTGTTTAGTCGTTTAAGAGGCGCGAGATTACGGCGGCGGCTAGTGACGCCACGCCTATGGCATAAACGGGTAGGCGTATTGCGAGATCGACCCACGGCGCCGCTAATAGCAGCGTGGTGGACATAAAAAAGAAAACCGACGATAGGCGCGTCACAATTGCACCCCAAAGGCGGCGAGCGCCGCGCTCACGGTGGTGTAGTCGCGGGACGGGTCAATAGTCGGATTGCCCGCGTAGTTTTCCACCTCAGTTAGTGAGCGCGACCCGTCGCGCAAGATATAGGCTAACTGGAACCCCTCTTCTTAAGGCCGACGATATAGTCGTCGTCGGTGACTTTAGTGGCGATGCCGCCGTAGTCCGTCACCAGAACGTAGCGGGTGCCGTTGATAGGCTTGCAATAGGCGTAGCAGCCGCCACCCGTTGATATACGTTCGAACCCTGCGTTGATTAATTGGTTTTCGATGTGCGTTTTCATGCGTCACCATTGGTTAGTTAGTGGACATGGATATTTCACCACGATACGCAACCACGGTAGACAAGTATCGGGCGATGCAACCACCACGCGGATAACGCAGAATCGCGGGCAAAAATCATGCCATCGAGGACGTGTATCCAAAAAAGAGAAAAAATTGAATGTGGAAAAGATGATGATGTGTGGGAACCAATTTAAATTTCGTGGATACTGGATACAGTGGATACGTTCATCCTGCGGTCACACCCTGGCACGTTTCTTGCGTAGCGCTTTTGTTGCATTCGCGCCACACTTGTCGCATCCGTGCAACATAGTTGCCTGTCCACCAGGTGGTCATACGTTGGCATGACGCTTGCGTGTGGCTTGCGCGCTACTTGTTGCGTCGGCGCTACGTCCGGACGTTGTGTGTACGTTTGGAATGAGTCTAGGGTGCAGGCGTAACTGAGAATCATTCGCAGGGGTGGGGGGGGTGGGGGTGCAGGGCCCGAGCCACCCCCCTGTACTGTTACAGTACGCCCCGCAAACAATTTTTTATTTTTTCCCAAACTCCGCAACCCTTGTTGCCCCCCTTGCAATCCTGTATCTTTCTCGCTACAGCGTCTGACGGGGTGCGCCCGTAGCGATTGAGAGGAAGCTGAAGGCAAGATGTTTTGTTCTCCTGCTGCACTCCGCCTCAACACACAGGCTCGACGGATGTTCGAGATCGCGGCCTCCCGGTGGGCAGACCCCACACGCTGATATGGAAAACGCATTTAGATCCATTCCGTTCGAACCCCGTGAACTGAAGGCCACGCCTGACGTTCTGGAGCGTATCTACGCAGCGTCCAAGTTAGGCATTAAGGGAGACGCTTTGGCGTTTGCTGCGGGGTTGTTGCCTATTGAATACCGTCGGCTACTGGCGCTAGACCATGCCGCAAGCATTGCGGAGGCGAAGGGACGTGCGGACAGCGAGGTCGAAGCGGCATCCGTGGTGCGAACGGCGGCTCTGGAGGGTGATAGCAAGGCTGCGATTGCTTTACTTACCATGCTTCACGATTGGATGCCGAAGCAGCAGATCAACGTGGACATCAAATCGCAAATTAGCATCACCGCAGCGTTGCGCGAAGCGGAGTCTCGCGTCATCGAGGGCCGAGTATTGTCGGATGCGGATGTTGCATTAGCAGCCCCGCAGACGGCATCCTTGGCTTATACGCCGGAGACCGTCCATGCCATTAATGAATAGACTTGCTGAGTTTTTCGGGCAACAACAATCGCCTTCAAACGCGCTGGCATCGCCGTACCTGTCTAGATTTAACACAAATGTTCAACTGCCACGCTTTGCACCTGAAGGCGAGATGCCGCCTGCTTACGATTCGTCTCGGGCAATAAAGGTAGACGACGCAACTCGCAAAAAAGTCATTAACGAAATTCGTAAAACAGATTGGTTTCGTGAATTTCGCGAAGAGTTTGGTGAAGAACCAAATCTTGGGCCGGATGCCAATTATGATTACATTACGGCTTGGCTATCTGGCGTTCGTCCGAAACGGTCTACGCAAGATCAAAATAGGTTTCATTGGGATTCAATGACACGTGATGGCGTAATGCTTAAAAAGCCTGACCACCCCACCGTTTGGAAAAGTCATTTTATGGAACTAACTGGACTTGACCCAGATGAGATTAAATTGCGTAATGAAAACGACGCTAAAATGTATCTGAAAATGTTTCGTCGCTGATGCAACTGCCGATCTATAGCCCGGAAGACGAACAAGCCTTAATGACCAAACTCTGGTCGTCCGCCATCAAGGACGATCCAGAAGCCTTTGTGCTATTCGTATTCCCGTGGGGCCAGAAGCACACCCCGCTAGAGCATTTCAAAGGCCCGCGTCGTTGGCAGCGTAACGTGCTGCGTCAGGTCAAAGCGCACATCGCCAAACAGCGTGACACGTCCGTCAATGACGTACTGCGTATGGCCACCGCCTCGGGTCGCGGTATCGGTAAATCCGCACTCGTGTCGTGGCTCATCCTCTGGATGCTTTCGACCCGAATCGGAAGTACCACTATAGTATCAGCGAACTCCGAAGCGCAGTTGCGTAGCGTTACCTGGGCAGAAATCACTAAATGGGCGGCACTGCTGATTAACAGCCATTGGTTTGAGTTATCCGCCACCCGCGTAATGCCTGCGAAGTGGATTGCCGAACTCGTCGAGCGCGACCTCAAAAAAGGCACCCGTTACTGGTCCGTCGAAGGTCGTCTCTGGTCGGAAGAGAACCCCGACTCCTATGCCGGTGTCCACAACCACGATGGCGTCATGGTGATATTCGATGAAGCCTCTGGTATACCGGATTCCATCTGGTCGGTGACTTCAGGCTTTTTTACCGAAAACACGCCTAACCGCTTTTGGTGTGCGTTCAGCAACCCTCGCCGCAACGAGGGCTACTTCTTCGAGGCTTTCAATGCGAAAAGAAACTTCTGGCTCACGCAAAACATCGACGCCCGCGAAGTCGAAGACACGGACAAAGCGGTATATGAACAAATCATCGCGGAATACGGCCCCGACTCCCGCCAAGCCAAAGTCGAAGTCTACGGGCAGTTCCCCTCAGACGGTGACGATCAGTTCATCCCGCCCTCCATCGTCGAGCAGGCTATGGCGCGAGACCGATTCGCTGATGACACAGCTCCGAAAATTGTCGGTGTTGACCCCGCAAGAACCGGCGCCGACTCCACCGTCATCGTGGTCCGCCAAGGCCGCGACCTGGTGGCAATCCGTCGCTACCAAGGCGAAGACACGATGGCAACGGTGGGCCGCGTCATTGACGCTATTGAAGAATTTCAACCCGCGTTGGTGGTCCTAGACGAAGGCGGACTCGGCTACGGCATCCTTGACCGTCTGAAAGAGCAGCGGTATAAGGTCGTGCGAGGCGTAAATTTCAGTTGGAAATCGAAGACGCCGCAGATGTACGCCAACAAACGCGCCGAACTCTGGGGTTCGATGCGCGAATGGCTGCAGGCGGCCTCGCTCCCGCAAGATCGCCAACTGAAAGCCGACCTCACCGGGCCGCACCAGAAGCCGAATTCGTCGGGGTCGATCCAGTTGGAAAGTAAAAAGGACATGAAGGCACGCGGCATGGCGTCCCCCGACGCGGCAGACGCTCTCGCCTGCACGTTTGCCTATTCCGTCGCACACCGTGAGTCCCGTCAGCCTATGCGAAAAGCCGCATATTCTGATCGAGGACAGGTGCTGAACTCGTGGTTGGGTGCTTAAATGGCTAAGTCGGTTAGTTTATCGGTCGGTCGCGGTGAGAAGCAGTCGGTGAAAGCCGGTGCAGGACTCACCGCCAAGGGCCGTGCTAAGTACAACCGCGCTACGGGGAGCAATCTCAAGGCTCCGGCGCCGAACCCGAAGAGCAAAGCAGACAAAGGACGCAAGGCATCCTTCTGCGCTCGCATGAAAGGCGTTGTTCGCAAGGCCAAAGGCCCGGCAGAACGCGCAAAAGCCTCCCTCCGACGATGGAACTGTAGCTAATGGCTAGCAAACCCGGTCTTTATGCCAATATCCACGCTAAACGTCGCCGCATTGCTGCAGGAAGCGGCGAAAAGATGCGTAAGCCCGGCGCTAAAGGCGCTCCCACGGCAAAAGCCTTCAGACAATCCGCCAAAACGGCGAAAAAACCCGCTAAGAAGGGGAAATAACCATGCCTAAGCACGAATACGCTGGCGTTATGCCGGGATCGGTGACGGTCGGCGACCTGATCCAAAACACCCAAGCGCAGATGAAGCCCTCGCGCCTTGCTCGAAGCTCAATGGTGGCGCGTAAGCGCCCGATGCAGCCCGATGCGGTTCGCA